GTGGTGTTGAACTTCCGCAAGGATGACGTGGGAACGTATTCAATCGCGGAGAACAACCGGGGCCGGGTGGACAAGGTGTTTCGAGATTTCGAGATGACGCCACGGCAGGCGGTGCAAGAGTTTGGAATCGAGAATGTCGGCAAGTCGGTGGCGGTCGCGTATGAGGACAAGACCAAGTGCGACACTCAACGGTTCAAGTTTATCCATGCGGTTTACCCTCGAAAGGCCGATGAGGTTGACCCGATGAAGCTAGACGCGCGTTTCTACCCCATCGCGTCCGTTTACCTGTCGTGCTCGGACAAGATTGTGTGCCGTGAGTCGGGCTACCCTGAAATGCCTTACATTGTTACCCGTTTCCTCAAGTGGGGTAAATCGCCCTACGGTTACTCTCCAAGCATTGAGGCGCTGCCGGCGGTGCGGCAGGTCAATCTGATGGTGAAGCATATGGCGGCGTTGGGTGAGATTGCGGCCTGGCCTCGGATTCTCGTCCCGCACGGCCTCACGTCGCGCCTCGACCTGTCACCTGGCGGAGAAACTGTCGTTGACCCGAACATTGCGGCGGATGCGTGGCCGCGCGAGTTTGCCACTGGTGGGCGCTGGGACATTGGCGAACAGCTAATCCGGCAGGTCCAGGAACAGATTCACCGGGCGTTCTACGTCGATTTGTTCCAACTGCTGGCCAACTTGGACAAGGGGCAGATGACGGCTTACGAGGTCGGGCAGCGTCTAGCCGAGAAGGTGCGGACGTTCTCACCTACGTTCGAGCGACTATCGCATGAAGTGTTCCGGCCTATGTTGCGGCGCTGCTTCGCAATCGCGTTTCGGCGCAAGATGCTGCCGGAGGCTCCGCAGTCGATGCTAGTCCTGTCGCCGGACGGCAAGACAGCCTCCCTTGCGCTGCCGCAAATCGTGCTGACGGGCAAGATGGCGCTGGCCATCAAGGAAACGGAAAACAACGCTTTCCTGCGGGCAATGGAGGTGCTGCTGCCGCTTGCGGAGCGTGCGCCGGAAGTCATGCAAAACGTGGACACGGACGAAGGCGCGCGGACTATCCTGCGCAACTACGGCGTGCCGGCCAATGTTGTGCGCAGCGTCGCGGATCGTGACGAGATGCGCGAGGCGCAGCGGGCCGCACAAGCACAAGCCGCGCAAGCGGAGCAGATGGCCGTAGCGGCGAAGGCTGCCGGCGACCTGGGCCGCGCACCCGAAGGGCTGCAAAAGGCCGTAGGGCAGCAACTGAGCGGCGCCGGCGCGTAATTTATGATAAGCCCCCCGGTTCGTGAGCCGTCAGAGGATGAGAAACGCATGGTGAGGGAGCGGGCGCGCCTGCTTCACGCCTACGTCCAGGTGCTAGGCACGTCGGACGCGACGCGGACGGAGGCGCAACGCATTGTGTGGGCCGACATGGAGCACAGGGGATACATTCACCGGACTACGTTGGTTGCCACCGGCAAGGATGGGCATAGCGACGCGCAGTTTAACGCCTCGGCAGAGGGTCAACGCCTTTTCATGCTAAACACCGCCAATTTACTCCGGGCAGCCGTGGCCGAACGTGCCAAGGGCGACGGAGACGGACAGGAACCCAAACGTCAGCGACCCAAACGAAAATGAGCGATACACCCGCACCGGCCTCCGCGCCGGCACCGCAAGCGTCCGCGCCTGCTTCCCTCCTCGGCGGTTCTCCGCCTCCTGCCGCGCCCGTAGCGCCGGCCTCCTCTGCGCCTACAGCTGCTGGTGATGCCGGCACGCCACCGCCGGCCGCTGGCGCTGCTGCCGCGCAAGCGTTCTCGCTTTATGCCGAGGGCGGGCTGCACCCGGAGTTGGCGAAGATCGTGGCGGACGACAAGTTCAAGGGGGCTCGGTCGGTCCTTACGAAATACGCCAAGGCCGAAAACCCGACTGAGGCGCTACTAGTGGGCCTCTCAAACCTCAATTACATGGCGTCGCAAAAGGGGCTGGAACCGCTGCCGGCCGATGCCCCGGACTCGGTGCGTGCCGACTTTGACGCACGTTTCCGCAAGCTCACGGGAGCGCCGGACAAGCCGGAAGGCTACGGGATTAAGCCGCCGGAAGGCTCGCCGGACGCCGTGTTCTCGAAGGCTTACACGGACGGGATTGCCGGCATCCTGCACAAGCACGCTGCTTCCCCTGCGCTGGCTGCGGAGCTGGTGAAGTTCGACCAAGAGCACGGCGCAAAAGCGATGGCGCAAGCGCGCGAGGGTGCGGTTGTCGCGGCTCGCTCGGAGCTGGCTACGGTTTACGGCGCGAAGCTGGATCAAGCTCTGGTCGATGCGGAGCGCGGCTTGGACATTGCGGCCGGGCTGACTGGCATTAAGCCGGATCAACTGCGCAGCGCGGCGACGAACAATCCGACCATGATTCGCGTCCTGGCGGCGCTAAAAGCGGCAACGGCGGAAGATAGCCGCGTGGGCGAGGGCAACGTGAGCGGGGCCAAGTCGTACCTTGAACAAGCGGACGCCATTATGACGGACGCAGCGCACCCGTTACATGCGGATTGGGTGAGTGGTGACAACGGGCGAGTGGCACGGGCCGGCGCGGAGCGTCAACGCCTCATCAAGCTGCACCTAGCAACGGGAGGTAAAGCGTGAGCATGAACGCACAGGAACCGACCGGGAAGCCGCTTCACTGGAAAACCCGGAAGAAGCTGGAAGCTGCGGCGGCAGGTGGCAGCGTGCCGGCGCAACTTGAACCGCAAGCCGTGTCGCCTTCGTGTAATTCGCCTGCGGCATCCCGCTTTGCTTCCGTGGTCGAGCTAGCCAAGAAGGGCGAACGGTCGTTTAACGCGCACAGTCATACCCTCATCGTGACGTTTCCTGGTGGCAAGCAACGCAAGTTTGCGCTCGACCATGAGCCGACTGCGGCAGAGATTACGGCGCTGGCTGACGGCAATTAGCCGGCGTTTTCATAGTGTATCATGGGGGTGGCCCTCCTGCTTGGCGGCGGGAGGGCCTTTTTGTTGAGTTGACACGGGCGGGCGCAGCGCATTGGTCAGGAACAGACAAAGGCGCTACCCGCGTAAGCGAAGCGACCCGAGTAAAGGCGGCCGCGACTCACTGCGGCAAAAGCCGAGTAGGCCCGGAAGGGATACCCGAAAAGGCGAAACGGTCAGAAACCTAATCGTCAGTTTTATCCTTTAATCACCTACTACAATGCCCGCACTTTTCGACATCGGCGCACATATTCAAATCGACTATGAGCGCGTCTGGCAGCATCGCCTCCAGGAAACCGCTTCCCACCTCATCGAGACCGTTTCTCGCGTCCCTATCAAGGGCGAGCGCAAGCGCGTCTCTCAACTGGCTCAACAGGCCATGCGCGAGATCACCGGCCGCGCGCTTCCCACCATCGCGTCCGCCCCGGATACATATGTCCGTTGGCTCCTCGCCAAAAAATACGAGAATCCCCAGCTTATTGACGAGTGGGACGAGGCCGATCTTGGCCTTCTCGCCACTCCTCAGTCTGCTTACATTGAGGGCGACGTGTTTGCCTACAATCGGCAGATTGACGCCACCGTTGTCGCTGCTCTTAACGGCAGCGCGGTGACTGGCGAGGATGGAACCACCCTCACGCCGCTTCCCGCCGGCCAAATCATCGACGAGGATTTCGGCACGGCGAACTCCGGCCTCACCTTTGCCAAGGTGGCGGAAGCCAAGTATCGTCTCGACGCGGCTTTTGTGCCGCAAATGGGCCGTTACTTCATTTGTTCCCCTCAGGAAGAACAGGATCTTATCGCCAACGTCATTCAGGTGCAGTCCTCGGATTACACCGCCGTTCAGCCGATCACGGACGGCAGCCTCAACGGCAAGACCTGGATGGGCTTCATGTGGAAAACGCAGGTCCGCGACCTGCCGATCTCGGAAACCTACATTCGCCGCGCTTTTGCCTATCACAAAAACTACGTCGAGTTTGGCGACGGCGAGCGCCGCGTCAGCATCGACATTATGCCCGGCGAGTCGCACGCCATTCAGATTCGTTCCCGCTGCCGCATGGGCGCGTCGCGGCGCCAGGAAGAGGGCGTTGTAGCCGTTGAGTGCTATCACGCTTAAACCATAACTCAGTAACCTAGGAGACTAATAACATGGCTATTTTTTACGGTGCTCTTGCCACCCTGCAAAACTCCCCTCGCGGGAAAGATCCCATCGGGCCGCTCGACGCGATGCCCTCGACTCGCACGCTGCTTCTTAAATACGCTCAGGTCGGCACCGAAGCGGCCAACGACATTGTTCGGCTCTACAAGCTGCCTCCTGGCTGCATCGTCATTCCGCAGGTCAGCGCGGTGACTAGCTCCGGCGTCAGCGCCACCACCGCGACGATCACGGTGGGCGACTACAAGCTCGACGGCACCGTGTTGGACGCGGATCGCTACTCGACCGCGTTGGACGTGCAGGCGGCCGGCGCTGACACCTTTACGGGTGGAGCTGCGGCGGCCATTCCGTATACCACGACTGAAGAGTCTTGGCTGACGTTTACCTATGCCACCTTGACCGGCACGGTCACGGCGGCGACTGCTACCCCGACCGGAACTTTGGAGTTCCGAGTTGTGGTTAACTTCCCCCGCTAAGGCCGGAAGGAAACGCAAACACTACGGCCTCCATTCCTACGAGTGGGGGCCGTTATTTTTTCACCTAAAAAACAATTTTATCATGGGTCTCAACGTAACTCCGGCGCTGGTAAAGTCCTTTTCCCCTGTTGAATGGGATTGGGCAAATGTAACGAGTTTGACGCCTACGGTGTGGGCTTCGGCCTCTACGCCTCGGCTGTTGGCGGCTGCGGCCGGCGATGGTAGCCGCAACTACGTTACCGGGCTACAAATTCAAGCCGATGCCCTTGGCGCTGCTACTAACTTGTGGCTGTTGGACGGAGCGGTTGCGATTGCGTCGGCAACCGTTGCGACGCCCGGCGTATTTACGTCAGGCGTGCATGATTACAAGGTCAACGACGCCGTTGTTTTGCAGGGATTGTCCGGTTTGACGGTGACGGGCGTAAGCGCCAATCAAGTTGTGTATGTAGCTTCGGTGCCTAGCGCAACGACGTTCACCTTGTCGCTTACGCCTGGCGGCGCTGGTGTAGCGGTGACTGTTACAGGCACGGCAACGATCTACCGCATTTTGTGGCAGAATCGTCATCAAACGACGGCGTTTCCGCTGCATACCGTTGAGTTTATTTCGCCGCTTCATACCGCGCCGAACGCGGCTTTAAGTGCGCAAACTAGTAGCACGACAACCGGCACGATTTACGTCGAAACGCAGGGCTTTATTGCGGATCGGTAAAGTAACGCCTCCGCGCCCGGCCGGGTTACGCCGGGCATCCTCTTTATGGGCCTTTCACAAACCGACATTTGCAATCAGGCGCTGGCGCGAGTTGGCGCCAAACTCGTCATGTCGATTAACGACGGGGACAGCAAGGGGGCTCGGGCCTGCCTTAACGCGTATGACGCGACGGTTAACGAGGTGGCGCGGTCGGGGACGTGGAACTGTTTGACGAAACGCGCGCAGTTGGCCCGCCTTGTCACCGTCCCGGCGTTTGAGTGGGCTTATCAGTATCAGCTACCCGTTGACCTAATGCTGTTGCTGGAACTCAACGGGGTGGAGTATCACGGCGAGCCGCAAGATGAATGGGTAATCGAGGGTCGGCTGTTGCTGACCGATGCGGAAACGGCGCTGGTGCGGTATGTGGCGCTAATCACGGACACAACGCAATGGGATGCGCTTTTCACGAATGCGGTGGTTGTGTTGCTGGCCGCTAAGATTGCGGTGCCTATCCGGCAGGACGAGCAGCTAATGACGGCACTTATGGGCGAGTATCAGCGTGTTCTTGGCAATGCGCGGATGCGGGATGGCAACGAAGGCCGGCGCCATCGGTGGAATCCTACGCTGCAAAGTCGTTGGGTGAATGCCCGGTATGGCTCGACTAACGACGGAGACGTTTAAGCATCATGGCGAACCGTGGACGCAGCATCAAGCAACTGGTCAGCTTTAATGCCGGCGAGCTGTCGCCGTTGTTGGACGCTCGGGTGGATGTGGAGAAATACGGCAAAGGGTGCCGTGTGCTTCAAAATGCGATAATCGAGACCTATGGGGCGGTGCGGCGGCGTCCTGGGCTGCGCTTTGTCGCACAAGCGAAACACGCAAATCGCAAATGCCGATTGCTAGAGTTTTTGTTTTCGACCTCGACAAGCTTTATTATTGAGGCGGGGCATGAATACATGCGGTTTTTTAAGGATCGGGCGCAGGTGTTAAGTTCTGGCACGCCGTACGAAATAGCGACGCCCTATCAGGAATCTGAGTTATTTGAACTGCAATACCGTCAAATCAACGACGTGGTTTATATCACGCACCCAAATCATGCGGTGCGCAAACTGTCGCGGGTGGCGGATACGACTTGGACGCTTGATGAAGTTGCGTGGAGTCACCCACCCTTGCTGGATGAAAATTTGACGGCGGTGACGGTCGATCCAAGTGCAACGTCAGGAACCATTACGCTTACGGCGTCGTCTGCGTTGTTTGATGCGTCGCATGTCGGCGCTTACTGGGAAGTGAGTTATTTGCGGACGGATATAGCTGTGCGGAAAGGAATGGGGACTGGAGGCGGCAGTAGTCCGGAAATACGGATTGCGGGAACCTGGCGGCTGCGCACGTCTGGCACTTGGGATGCAATCGTCGCGGTCGAGCGCTCTTACAGTGGTTCAGGGGGTCCGTGGGAGTTGGTGCGGCAGGTCGAGAGCGCAAGCGATTCCAATTATGACACGACTGGAATCGAGCCGTTAGATGCTCTTTATCGGGTGACGGTAAGCGATTGGTCGTCGGGTTCTGGTTCTCCTCGGGCAATATTGGAGGTGGAAAGTCCATACGGGCGTGGTTACGTCAAAATCACGGGGTTTACGTCGTCAACGGTGGTAACGGCGACGGTATTAACAACTGGCGGGTTGTATGGGCTGACGCCGACTCGTTACTGGGCGGAAGGTGCATGGAGTCCAAAGCGTGGGCATCCGGCGGTGGTGGCGCTGTTTGAGCAACGCCTTTGCTTTTCTGGAACAAGTTATCGACCGGGAACGGTGTGGGGATCGGCTACGGACGACTACGAAAACTTTTTAAGAGGCACGACTGACACGGATGCTTTTGTTTACACAATACCCACGCAAGACGTTGTAAGGTGGATGGTGGCGCAAAAAGCGCTATTGATTGGCACGGCCGGCGGCGAATGGTCGATGCAGGGCAGCAACGACTCGACGTTAACGGCTAGCAACGTGGTGGTGCGACTTCACTCAAATTACGGGTCTGCGAACCTGGCCGGCCGACTGGTCAATGACGTGGTGCTGTTCACTCAGCGGCAGGGGCGCAAGGTGCGCGAGATGGCTTACACCTACGAAAAGGAGGGTTACGTCGCGCCGGACCTTACTTTGCTAGCGGAGCACGTCACGGCTGGCGGCATTGTTCAAACGGCGTATCAGAAAACGCCAAACAGCATTCTTTGGGCGGTTACTGGCAACGGCGAACTGATTGGTATGACGTATGAGCGGGATCAGGAAGTGGTAGGCTGGCATCGTCACAACACCTTAGATCGCGTGCATTTGTTTGAGAGCGTCGGGTGCATTTACGGGGCCGGTAATGATGAAGTGTGGGCGGTCGTGAAAAGACAGAGGAATGTTGACGGCGTGATGACTAATTTTCGTTACATAGAATTGATGAACCCGGTTGAATGGGTAGATCAAGAAGATGCTTTTTACGTGGATTCCGGCGTGACGTATGATGGTGCGCCGGTTTCTAGCATAAGTAACCTTGGCCATTTAGAGGGGGCCGTGGTGACAATTTTAGCGGATGGTGCGGTGCAATCGCAACGGCAGGTAGTTGGCGGGGCGGTGACGCTAGATCGAGCGGCGTCGGTTGTGCAGGTTGGACTAGCTTATGGGACAATGGTGGAGCCGATGCGGTTGGACACCGATGCGGCGGCTGGGGTGAGTATGGCGCAAGTGAAACGGATTCACTCCATGACCCTGCGATTGTCAAAATCCCTTGGGCTGGAATATTCAGATGGCGTGGCGTTTAACGGGGTTCCGTTTCGGGTGACGGGTGATTTGATGGATGCCGCGCCTCCGCTGTTCACGGGAGACAAGGAAATTGAGTTTCAAGGGGATTTTGATGAAGATGCGCGGATCGTGCTGTCACAATATGAGCCCCTTCCCTTCTGCTTGCTCGCAATCGTGGTTAAATATGCGATTACCGGCGCATGAATGAACTAGCCGCCATTTCACAGGTAACGGTTGGGCCGCAAGTCGAGTGTCCGGTGACGGATCACTTTGCGCCGGGGGTTTACTGCCGCGAAGTCTTCATGCCGGCCGGCGCGTTTGTGGTCGGGCACGTTCACAAGACCGCGCATTTGAACATTCTGCTTTCGGGCAAGCTTCGGGTGTATATGAGCGGGGCGATTCACGAACTGAGCGCACCCTTTGTTTTCCGTTCTGGCGTTGGCGTTCAGAAAATCGGCTTTATCCTCGAAGATTGCACCTGGCTCACGGTGCATCCTACGGACAAGACGGACGTGGAGGAGATTTATCGTGAGATTATCGACGCCGAAGCGGTTGGCGTGCTTGGTGGACAGGCAATGAAAGCATTAACGGAGGGAATCAAATGAGCTGGCTTGTCACGGCGGTGGTGCTAGTGGGCGTCGGAACCGGCGTTTCCGTTTATGGGCAGGTGACTGCGGCCGAGCAGGCGCGCAGCATCGGCAAATACAACGCCAAGGTGGCCGAAAACCAGGCCAAGCAGGTAGAGATGGACGCGGCCGAGAACATTCGGCGCAAGCGCAAGGAGAACCGGAAGCTACTGGCGACGCAGCGCGGGCGCTATGCCAAGGGTGGTGTGGTGATGGAGGGCACGCCGTTGGAGCTGCTTGCCGAGTCGGCGGGCAACCTTGAACTCGAAGTCTTGGACTACAACCGGCAGGCGCTGCTCGAACAGCAAAACCTACGGGCACAGGGCGCGATGGATAGGGCAACCGGGTCGATGCAAGCGCGGGCGGGATACATTGGCGCGGGATCTACGTTGCTGCAAGGCGCCGGGCAGGCTGCGGGCATGGGCGCGATGAGTGGCGGCGGCGCTGGCCGTGGCAACGCGAACACGGCGGCAGGCATGGAGGCGGCCGGGGCACCTCGGTCTTTGGCGGTGCGTAGCGGCATCGGCGGCTAATTTCTAACATGGCAACTATTCCCACTGTCGCGCTCTCTGCGGTTCCCACTGCGCCGGCTCTTGGCCCTCGCGCTGACGTGGGCGCGTTTACGGCCGTCAATCGGGCGGTGGTGGGGGCCGGGGCTGCCGTGGCTGACGTAGGCGCGCAGCTAGGCCGCTTTGCGGTGATGAAACAGGAACAGGTGAACCGGGGGATTTTGGCGGCGGAAGAGACGGAGCGCATGAAGGCGGCCGGCGAGATTGCGGCCTACGCGCAGAATAACCCGGACAAGCCGGAAACGTGGGAGAAGGTTGAGGCCGAGACGTGGAAGGCGTATGACCAGGGGCGCGGGATGCGTGCCAAGGAGCAGGGCTGGGGCAAGGATTTGGTTGCGTTAGATGGGCAGGTAGCAAACAGCTACAAGGTGGAAACCGCTATCCGGTTTCGGGCCAAGCGGGACGCGGCGCTTATCGGTCAGTCAAACGCGCGGCTTGAAGCGAACGCGATGGAACACCTTGCAAGCGGCAACGTGACGGCGGCGCTGTCTTCTATTGACGGAATGACGCTGTTTGACGATCAACGGACAACGATGCTGGCGCAGGTGACGAACGCGGCAGAATACGATTATGCGAACCGCACGCTTTCCGACGTATCGCAAACAACTGTAGCGTCTCAGGTGTCGGAGTTGGCGGCGCTCGAAACCTATTACACGGGCAAGAACGCGAAAGGGGAGTTTTTGAACGGATGGGTTGAGGACGCCAAAGGCGAACGAGTTGGCGGAATTAGCATCCGGGCGCGAAATGACGTGATTGAGCGCATCCGCACCATGAAGGAACAGGCAGGACGGGCGCAGGTGCGCAGCCTTGCGCCGGTCTTGGATGCGTATGAGGAGGGCGGGCCGGAGGCTGGCGACTTGGCTGCGCAGCAGGCAATAGAGCGGGGCGACATGACGCGCGAGTTTGCGGATCGCATGAAGCCGGCGATGGTCGGGGCGCTGAGGCGGCGTGATGTGGCGATGACCAAAGAAGCGGAGGCGGAAGCTAAGGCGGCGTTGGCTACGGCTCGCGCTCAATTCAATGAGTTTGAGCAACTGAAAAAGCGGGTGGATGAGCTGACGCCGCGCGAGGTTGCGGAGCGGGAGCGGTTGGGAACGATTTCTACGGGGCAGGCAAAAGAGCTACGGGGCCGCATGGCTGGCACGGCGTTTGTCGAACTGGATGCGGCGGTGCCTTTGGTGGACACGAAAGGGATCGAGGTCCGCAAAGGTGAAGATCCTCGCTTGCTGGTCGAGTCCTACATTGCCCGGTATGCCACGGCAGGGCGTGACGCGAGCGTGGAGGAGCGGGAAGCGGCGCTTACCAGTATCGCGGAAGCGCCGATTACGGCAGAGTCCAAGCGGCAGCTTATGAAGCGGCTAGTGGAAGGCTTTGACGTAGATTTCCGGGCCGATTATCGGGCGCAGAGCAAAGCAATGGCGGCCTCGCGGTCTGCTACTAATGTGGCGATGCCGGGAACCTTTGGCGTGCCGGTGGAATGGGTTTTACGCTCGGGCCGGAAAATAACGAAGGGCGAGGCCGATGTGAGGAGCAAGGTTTACGGGACGCTGCAACAGAGTGGCGAGCTAGGGCAGGCGTGGACGACGGATTTTCTTATAAAAGCGGAGCGCGACCTTGCGGCGTTTTATGAGGAGGGAGGAAAGACGCCGGCCGAGGCGCTTGCCCTTGAATTCCGCTTACTGGAAACGCTTAAAAGTCAGGCGTCGATGAATGTCCTTAATGGCATTATCAGCAACTAATCCATGAACGACTCACTTCTTTACGCCGGCCGGGATCAACGTCGCGCGGCAATTTCGCCCGATGCTCTAGCGCAGTTGGACGCGATGGCGCAGGCGATGAACAGTCCTAATATGGTGGACGTGCAGCTAGACGAGGCGCTGACGGTGCGGTGGCTGTCTCAGCGCACAGGGCGCAGCGCGAAAGAGATTCAGCCGATCCTCGGGTCGGTGATGGAAAACTACTTTGGCAAGGCGATGGAAGCGCCGGAGGCGTATGATAGGATTGTTGCGACAATGGCGGCTGAGGCGCAAGGGATGGAGTTGCAAACCGCTCCGGGAGTCGCAAGGCCAACGGCTGGTGGCGCCCAGGGGCAGGAAGCGGAAGCCGCGCCGGCACGCGATGAAGCGAGGTATCCAGGCTGGCAAACGCCTCGGGCGCTAGGTTCCGGGTTTCAAGAGTTTGCGCTTAACGTGCCGCAAGGGCTTTTCTCGGCGGCGGCTGGTGCGCTTGGCGAGCGGATGCCGGACTTGCTTGATCCGATGTATGACAACGCGATTTTCGACCTGGCGCGGGGTGCGTATGAGGCCGAGCAACGGCGCGCCACGGAACGGCAGTTGAGCGGGTTTGATCCGGGGTATGACGAGGCCGGCACAGCGGCGACGGTGGCCTATTCCGAAGCAATCGGACGCATCAACGAGGCAAACAAGATACGCGTGGATGAGTGGGGTAAAACGGAAGGTGACGCCACCTTACGGCAGGTTGCTACGTTCTGGAAGGAACTGGCGGATGCCACGGATGAACGCTGGGGTGTCGATCCTGCGTTTGCTGGCACGGGCTACGGGCAATTTGTGAAGGGGGTTGGGTCGATGCCTGCTACGTCGGCGCTTATGGCTACGGGAGTCGCCGGCCTGATTGGCGTAGGCGGCGCGACTTTTGCCGGCGTGGAAAAAGCGCGGACGCAATACGAGGGGGCGAATTACGATCCGGCGGCGGCGTTCTGGTCGAACATGGTAAACGCGGGTGGTCAGACTATCATTGAGAGCGTTATCAAGCTGGATGGCGTGCTTGAAAAGGCGCTGGCAAACACGGCTAAGACTGGCGGGCGGGTGTTGTTCCCGGATTTTGTGCGCAGCATTGGCCGGACGGCCATTGGTGAAGGGCTCGAAGAGGTGGCACAAGGACAGTGGGACGATTTGGTGTCAGTTGCGTCTTACGATGAACAGCGCGGGGTGATCCCATTTGTTGACGAAGGCGTGGCAATCCGTCGCTTTTGGGAGTTTATGGCGGGCGCTGGCGGTGGCGCTATCATGCAAGGCAGCTTTGGCGGTGTGGTGGCCCTAGAACAGAACAGGGCGGCGCGTAAGGCGGGCGACTATTTGACTACGCGGATGGGCGGCCTGTTGAACGAATACGACATGAGGCAGGTGCGGCGCGCGTTTACGGATGCCGAGTTGCGGGCGATGAAGGACGGGGAAACGCTGCTAAAAGCGGCGAACGGCGACAAGGCAGCGCATGAGGCTTACAATCGAGCGGTGGCTGCGGCCAAGTTTGTGAATCTCAAGGGGGCAAGCTTTGGCGGCGTGACGCTGGGCGAGGTGGACGGTAAGCCGGCTATCATCCAGGCTGACGGGAGCATTTTGGTGGTGGACGTAAGCACGCCGGAGGCGGCGGCAGCGTGGGACAATTACCGGGGCGAGATTGTCAAGCTGGCGGCTGCGGCTGAGGATGAGCGGGTGACGCGGGAGGCGGCGGTTACGTCGCTAATTGACTACATCACGGCTCTGCACGCCGAGCGGGATCAATCCGGGACGCTAACGGTAGATCGGGGCAATGCGCCTAAGCTGGTGGATGTGGTGGGGAACGTCGAAGAGGCACAGCGCATTTACGAATCTTATGTTGCAAGTGGGGCGCTGCCGGCCGGGCTGGATGTGCGAACCCTTCAAGTGATGGGGTCAAGTGATACGCGCTGGAACGAGCAGGCGAAGCGGTGGACGACGGCAATTAAGATCGCGGCCGGGGCACAGCCTACGGTGGTAATCGAGGAAAGCGTTGAGGACTTTGTTAAGCGCCAGCTCAAGACGGAGGAGTTGACCGTTGACCGCGTGGCGGCATGGCGGGCAGAGGTTGAGGGCACAGAGGGGGCACTGGATGAGCGCGGCGCTATTGAGTGGTTGAGCAAATACGCCGTGGCCTACGCGACCGGGAAGGCGCAAGAAGGGGATACGCGGTTGCCGGCGGCGTTCCGGGCGTTTCTTGACCGGTTTGCGCGGTTTGTGCGTGAGGCGTTGGAGCTGGGCAAGAAGTTGCTCGACATGGAACGGGCCGGCGAGATTCCGCCCGACTTCCTGCGGCTGCTGCAAGAGAGCACGGGCACGGTGGCGGCAAAGGAACGAGGTGCGGTCAACGAGGTGCCGGCGGCAAGTGAGATTGACGCGGAAATGATGGATGCGGCGATGAAGGCCGATGACTTCCCGCGCATTTCCGGCACGACAGAGGCCGGGTTTACGATCAACGCGCCGGACGGTTCCGAGATTGGCAAGGCGGCGACGCTGGAAGAGGCGCAGGATAAGGCGATGGAGTGGTATTTTAAGCAGGAACAGAACGCAGAGCGGGCAAGCGCCAAGGTGGACGCCGGACAGGTCAAGGGTGACGAACTAATGAACGTGGTGCGCCGGCTCGGTGGGCTGCGTGCTGCGTCAACGGAAGCGAAGGCGGGCAACTTTGCGGGCGAGCTGCGGGCGATTGCGGAGAACATGAGCCTTTACGACCGCTTGCGCACGTTTCGCAAGGACGGTGCGGATTTGGACGATTTGCGCGGGGCGCTGGCCGATGAAGGTTTTGTTTACGAGACGCCGGGCGACTTGCTTAACGCGCTATCACTGAGCACTAGCGGAACGCCGCAATTTCCGACCTACGGCGGCGACTACGGCAGGCAGCAAGCGGAGACGACGTTTAGCTTGGTGTCCACGGTGACTGTTGCCGAATTAAAGCAGAACACGGCGATTATTACCCCGGCTCGCACTCAAGGCAGGGTTAAGGTTTACGATCTTGCACTTGCGTTGGATGAACTTGCCAAGAAAGAAGGATACCATCGATCTGCGGATGATCTGTCGGACGAAACAATAAGGCAGGCGGCTGAAGCCCTGGCTGTTGACATGGCCGATATGCTTTCTCAAGACGCCTCGGGAATTGGTTGGTATGATCGAAAAGTGCGAAGTGCTCTTGAGCTACTGGCGCGGATTCATCCCGAGATTGCTACGGATCAAGAGGCGCAGCTACGCTTTAAGGTAATGCTGGCGGCAATCAGCCAGGGAAATAACGTTCAGATTAACTTCGAGGTGGCAGAAAAAGCCTACCGTGAGTTTAAGAAAACCAAAAAGCTGCCAACTTGGGCTTATCCTGGTAAGTCTGATGCAGCTATCCGGAACAACATTGAGCGCCTGTTTAGCTTAATTGACGCGTATGGCGCTGGCGAGGTCATGAAAACCATGACCAAGACCATGACGGTTAAAGAGTGGAATGCGCTTGGTTACGAGGTAACCGGAGAGCAAGTGACGACTCAGATTACCGGCGCAATGGCGCTGATGGGTTCAAAAATTGGGTCGTTTTTTGGCAATCTCAACGGAGATTTTTCAACTCTGACGGCTGATCTGTGGTTTTCGAGAACCTGGAATCGCATTTTTGGAAATATGGCTATTGCAGCAGATCCTAATCTGCTGGTGGAGCTGCGGAAAACGGTAAGAGCCACAAAAGGGGTCGGAGAACTCTTAGGTTACAAAAAATCAGATCTACTGAAGGATGACGCTGCTTTGCTGGAGTTTGCTGAGGCAAAGACGACCCGTTACGCCGATGGCAATTACAAGGACAAAACGCCGCTCAACGTTAAGGCGAACACAGTCTCCAAAAAGGTTTTTGGAGAGACGCAAGACACGCCTCGAGGTGGTAAGGAGCGCAACGCGATGCGCAAATCTGTTGAGCAGGCTATTGACCTGCTGGAGCAGCAAGGATTTCCCCGCTTGACCGTAGCGGATGCCCAGGCGATCATCTGGTATGCTGAAAAAGACCTCTTCAAAGCCTACGATGCAGTCAACAAGTCTGGAGAGAAGGTCGATTACGAAGTTGCAGCCCAAAAAGTCCTTGAGTCCTACGGAATTGCCAACGGACTTGCAGATGAATTCGCACGATATGAGCCCCCAGCAATTCCTCGAGGAAACCGAGCAGGCCAACCACAATCTCGCCGTCGCGCTAAAGCGAAAAGCGGCAGGACTTCCGCTGGCTTAGGCGGCACGTTCAGTCTGATTTCTGGCCGGGCGCAGCCTGCTGATGCGTCCAACGTGGTCGAGCTGCCGGATGGTGCGCAGTTGGTAGGTCCGACGACGTTCAGCATCACGGCTTTTCACGGCACGCCGCACAAGGTTGACAAGTTTAAGCTGGCGAAGATTGGCACGGGCGAGGGCGCTCAGGCTTACGGCTGGGGGCTTTACTTTGCGGAGGCAAAGGACGTGGCGATGAGGTATCAGCCGCGTAATGCGAAGCAGGAAGCCGCCATGATGGCGGAATACAAGAAGGCCGAAGCCCGGGGCGATTATGATGCGCTAGAGATTTGGGAGTCGGCAATGCTGCACAAGCTGCCGTCAGAACTGGAGGCGATTTACACTCAAGCGGCAGGTTATTCGGCAGGGGTGGAGAAAAAGGCCAAGGCAATAGCCAAGAAGGTTGACGCGATTCTCAAGAAGTCGGGTGGTGCGCTCTACACCGTCGAGCTGCTACCAAACACCGAGGAGTTTCTTGACTGGGATGCGCCGCTGAGCGCGCAAAGTGAGAAGGTGCGGGCGATTATTAGCGGGATGCTGCCGGAAGGCATGGCAATGCAGGATCTAGGTTATGAATTTTACTCGCGTCTAGAGTATGACGCCGGGGTATTTGATAAAGGTAGCGGGGTGCGAATGGACGGCAGGGGCGCGGAAGTTGCGGCACGACTTGCCGCCGCCGGCATCCCCGGCATCCGCTACCTTGACGGGGCCTCGCGCAACGTGGGCGAGGGGACGCGCAACTACGTCATATTTGACGAGAACCTGGTGAAGATCATCGCGGAGAACGGCAGGCCGGTGGGCGGCGTGGCTGGGGCTACGTTTAGCCTCACTTCGGCCCCAGTCTTCTACTCGCGTCTTGTCCGCACGGTGGAGCAATCGACGCAGGGTAAGGCGAGCGGTGCGCAATGGAAGGCGACGATTCGCAACTCGAAGCTGGG